TTTTGATAATTGGTGGTTTTTTCTTAAACGAAACATTTGGATACTCATTTTTTCCATATTGATTCCACCAAGAAGTTAGCGTTGGAATCCCTTTTACCTTTGGGTCACTAGGGTCTTTTGCTTTTCCAGTTTTAAAATCGTATAACGCTTTTAAATCAACTCTGTTTTTGATTGTGTTCATTATTTGTGCAGATAATGCCATATAATTATATTAAATCTTTAATTATTTCTTGTATTTCGTTATTATTTAAGTTGCCATTGTTAGCTTTCTCTTTCAGCTCATCCTGTCGTTCCTTCTTCTGCTTTTGCTCAATCATCTTTTGCTTGTGTTCTTCCGTTTCTTTTATATTGATTAGCTTTTTTGTTTTCAATGACACCTTTGCCGTGTGGCTTCCGTTATGCACTTTCATTGCATCATCCGTGAACCCGTTTATCTTAACAAAATCCACATCTTCCCTAGGAACATGCACATCTAAGCATGGTTCAATGTTCCATGACCATTCTATTTCTGGAACAAAAGCAGCTTTGCGAATACCGCTTTTACCAACTATTTCCCCATTAGATTTTTTATAAAAAATTAACATATTTATTTAAAAGCATACCAAGTAAACCCAATTGTATCAGACACGGTTGCACCAGCTATTACTACATATTCCAAAACAAAACCCAAATCTAAAACATCGCTCACCTTAATGCCCCAATCATTAGCCCCCCCTTCTATTTCAAATATGTATGATGTACTTATTACCCATTCATTTGCTGCCCCGTTGTCCTTAATACCTATATGTTCGCCACTTGTCCATACAGCATTATTTTTCCACTGTGTAGCCCCAATGAATTGCAAAGCCTTGGGGTCAGTATATACTCCTGGGTTAGTATTTATTTCAAACATTATCATTCTTGGCTTAAATCCGCAGACAAAAAATCGTGGTGTATTTTCTGCCATAACAACATTACTCTCATATCCCATTGCAGAAATGGTGTCTTCTCGTTGAATGGCTATATCAGTTGTACTTGTTGCAATACCACACTCTCTCTGAAAAGTTCCAGGTGTAATATCAATACTGCCCGCTGTGTCAGATAAATAGTATTTGTATCCAGCCACTAATCCAGATAAACTGTCATAAATACCACCAATCTGTCCCTGAAAATTATTTCCGCTAGTAACATCTTCGGTTACAAAACCTCTAAAATTAATTGCTTTTTCATAATCATCTGCATCGGCTTTATATGCTTTACCTGAATTTGAACTTACACCAAACACAAATAATTGTGGTCTGAATGCTGCGGTTCCATGGTCATCTGAATTTAATCTCCCAGAACCATAAGTATCATTATAAAAAACTAAACCATAATTAGTATAAGTCCCCGCTTTCCATTGATTATACACGGTCGTAATATCAATATAAACATATTGTCCATTACCAGCGGGATTAATATCAACAACTTCAGCAACCCCAGAATCTGTTGGTTTATTATTCCATGTAAGGGTAGCTTCATCCCATGTTGATGTAACACGCCAAATATCTCCTCTAAATCCATGAGCAGCAGGAACATATACTCGTAAATAAGCTCTTTCGGCCGCTGCTGGCGTACTACTTATGTCAAATTCAATGTAAGCATATTTGTTTACTCCAACCCCTATTGCTATGTCAAGAAAAGTTATTCCGTCATAATTAGTATCTGGATTACCCTCCTGAACATAACTAGACTTGGCACACTCAACTTGATATTGTTCCTGCCCCAAAATACAATAAGCGTCTCCTGCTGTCATGTTCTCACCAGCTTCTAATACTTCTGTTGGCACTAACGCCCCCTGAATATCTACTCCACCTGCTCCAGTATATTTTTTCAATGTAATACTTCCAGTAGAGGCATCTAAATTAAATGTTTCATCATTATTTGTATCATATCCTTTCAAACTCGTAGAAATCATTTTAATACCCGTAGAAGCAGCGACATCTGTCTGAACAATTGCACCAGTAATCGTTCCTGCTGTAATTGTTCCCATGTCAGCCGCAATAGCTGATAATTGAGACACATTTATCTGTGTGGCAGTAACAGTGTTTGTATAAATATCTCCTCCATCAATTTTAGTAACATCTGTTGCGTGCCTCCATGTATACGCTTTACTAGCGCCCTCCTCAACTGTTGCAGCTGCAACCGCATTCACTAACGCTGTATCAGCAGACGTATGTCCGCTAGTAACATCTGCCCCTGCCTCCGCTGGCGCATTAGTCAAAGCTAAAGCATCAACATTCGCTTCATCAACAGTAACCAAATCTCCTCCATCACTAAAATTTGCTATACCCGAACTTGTTGCTCCTACTGTAAATACCCCACTAATAATAGCTCCTGCTGCCGTTAATATCCCTGCTGCTGTCCATCTCATTGGTGCAGTTGCACGATTTGTTTCAGTAGCACCAACCCATCCAGCCCCCGTAGTATCAACATGAAAACTGTTGGCAGTCGTATCTTCGTCAGGGATATGAATACTGCTCGCTATCAAGGTTCCAGCAATTGTTAATCCTGTCCCTGTCCAGTTCAAATAGCTTGTTGTGTTCCCAATATAAAATTTAACCAAACTGTCGCTTTCGTCCACACCAATAATGTACCCTGTTTCAGTGTTGTCATACTTAGCTTTGCCTGATCGAATACTGCCCGCGTCCCACGTAACCGTTGCGTCAGTGCTCCCCGATAATAACAGTCCAGGACTGATACTGTCCGTAATTGGATTGCCAACCGAGCTACTTGATTCCGCGCCAATATTAGAATAATTCAAAAGCCCGTCCTTATACAAGAACTGGTCATACCCACTCTGGGCTAATAGACTGTCACTAAAACTAACTTCTGGCATATAATTTAATTCCAAACTTTTAGTTTGGAATATCTTTTTGGTCGCTTACTTTGTCACGTGTGCCCTTTAATACTTCCAACCCCTCAAACACACACGGTGCAGTTATGGACATGCCCATTAACTTGAACCGTGCTCGTTTACCCGAAATATTAACATCTTTACTAAACACGTTTACGTATTCCTTAATCTGTCCAATATCCTTCCATTCAGATGAATCATCAACCTGGTATTTTAAGAAACTTCCTGCACCCTGTTTCAAGTATGCTGCCACTTCCGTGATTATAAACTCATGTGCCAATGACCCAAACTCAAAGTATTTTGTAACTAACGAAAACTCAATAGCCGTTCCGTTATCACTGTTACCAGAATTTAGTGTGTATACATACCCATCTGATCCACCCACTATTTGCGTCACGTCAGTCCCGCTAACATACTGTGCACCAACCTTTATCTCGTCCACATATGAATATACTGTCCATACTTGTGACGATATAGTGAACCTCAAACACATGTTCGTGTGCGCCACACTATCTTTTGTAACGTCTCCAACAAAAAAGTATACATGATCAGAATCAGTTGCCGCATTAACATCTGCATAGTTGGCAGAACTAATTGCTCGTATCCAGCCATCAATTGGCTTACTGATTTCTTTAGGATACCCACCAGCATATACAAATATACCTTTGGGATGATGAAAATAAACTCCTCCCTTACCTTCAACTACCGACTCCTGTGAATGTGTACCCACGTTGATAATTGGATCAGGTTCCACAGCAGAACCATTCCAACGGTAAAGATAGTTCTTTTTAAAAATAAGTAAATGTGTTGCATATCGTTTAAGTGCGGTTATGTTATCACCATCGTTTGGTGATATATCTAAATAGTCCGAAGCAGTAGTCCATGAAATTACTCCCGCGCTACTTGGCAAACTTGAAAAGTATAATCTGTCAGGGTATGTAGATGTTCCAGCAATGTACAGTCGCGCCTTTAGAGTTTCAATGAACTTGCCCACTGGAGCATCAGCCACGTCAATCGGACCACCGCTTGATTCCCATGCACCTGTACCGCTCCATGCCCGGACAGCGTCTGTGCCATTTACACGCACAACACGGTCAAGAAACGTTGCGAACCGTGTCTTCAAATCAACCGTGTCAGTACCAAGCGTCTGTGTCCATGTTGCACCAGACAAATAATAAATGTTATTGTTCGCACCATCGCTACATACAGCAAGCACCTGATTATTAGACGAATCCGAACTAATAAAATTATACAATCCTAGGATTGAGTTACTTGCTGTCATTTGGTTGCCTAGCGTTGCTATACCCAACCTGCGTGTCACGTTCCCAATTTCATCAAAGTGTACGTTAATGGCCTCTGTTACTTGTGTGTCAGGCATGAGATAATTAGACACTTCCGTATTAAGCCCACTGTTAAAGTTACGTATAGGAGTTATTGGTAATGGCATATATGTTTAAACTTTAATAAGATGATAAATGATCTATCTGGGGCATGATTTGGATACGTTGTCCTGATATTTCTTTATCAATCATTTGTTGTTTGAGCCGAGAATACTCTATATAATCACCGTCCTTCATGTCAACTCTTGAATCTTTCTTTTTCTTAATTGCCCATGCCAAATAGTGTACATACATATCGTAATTCAACTCATCAAAAGTATCAGCATCTGAATTAACTACTACAACAGTTTTATAATAGTCCAACCATATGTTCCGACCATCGTAATCCGAACTAAGCGCAGGCCAGAAATATAGTATACTCTCAAATACCGTATAAAACTGTGGTGTACCTAAACTAACTCCCTGAAAGATATTATCGCCAGCGGTGTGGTCATCAGAACCATCGGTTGAAATTGTTAGCACTCCTGTTGCGCGCGTATTTGCACTGTATACGATTGTATCAGTGCTAATTTGAATACTGCCACTATCATCAAAATCGCGACTATCAGTTAGGGTTATATTGGCGTCACCAACAGTATAATTAGACGCAAGCGTTGTAATTGGAACGCCTTGTTTATAACTGTCCCATTGCGCTTTTGTCATTGGATCAATATTGTCCTCATTTTCAATTCGCACACCCAGGATATTCTTGTTAGTGTACGGATCCTGTAAATCAGTTGGCAGAGCAATATAATAGTCACCAGTGGACAGATTGCCAGCGTCGTAATCAAACTGCTCACGAAAACTCCAGCGTTTCAAAGAGTTATGCACATCACGACGTGCCTGAAAAAGCATGGTATTCAGGAACTCGTTTGTAATAACATTACCAATTGTTTCGTTTGCCATCTCCAACGCGCGCGTCTTCACTGCACGCACAGTATTATCTGCATACCCAGTAATAGCAATAGCATCACTGTAACCGCCGTAATAAGTGGCAGCGACCAAAGAATTATAATAACGCACAAAATAATAAGCGTAGGTTGTGCCCGTAACCACATATGTTGTTTCTGGGGCATCAACTTGTAAATCAACTGTTGCAATAACTGTTTTTGAACCCGTTGCTGTTGTTGCGCCACTAATTTCCACTTGATCGAACAATAACTTTGACACGGGCGTATCTACTGCATGCGCGAAATCTGATGCTGCGACAGTAATAGCTGTCACTGATCCCGGCGCACCGCTCTCTTGTTTAAATTCAGTTTGTTCATGTCCAAGTTTCCCGATTAACAAAATATCTTTATCAGCAAATCCTGTGCTATTGAGCACAGTTAATGCTGTTCCGTTTGCAACAAGTGCAGCTGACAAATATGTTGACGGTTGATCAGACGTTGTTGGATGAACGATTTTAATTACATTCCCCTTAATTGAGAGAATTTTAGCACTTTCGTAAGCCATAGAATTAATAATTTAGTTAATGGAACCCATTAGTTACTAATGGGTTCTATGCCCAAACTATTCTTTCTTATTTTTTTTGGTTTCTTTGGTTTAACAAACCGCAACTTCTTTTTATCAAGATTCAATTTAGCTGCTTGTTCAGTAGAATAAATTCCACCTTTTATTTTCTTGCTCTTTTTTGTTTGATCAGGAACCAAATAAACTGTACTTTGTTTTGTGTTCAAATACTTTTTTGTTAGCTCGGGCAACAGTGATCGTTTGATTTTATAAATCAACATACTATTTGTTTCGATCGTATTTTAGGTATCCACGCACAAACTTTTGTAGACCCATTAAAAATCCAGTTAACATTGCAATTCTTAATGTATACCAATAATTCTTGCCATTTTCTAAATTAATAGGAATAATAGCAAACGCAGAAATAGCCCCTACTATTCCCGCAGTTCTCACTCGTATTAAAGAGCGTTTAATTGTTTCTAACGACGGTTTCATACTTTTATTCTTTAATTATTTTAATTGCTTTTTTCTTGCCATACAATCCGACCAATCTATTCCATTCTGGCTTCGTGACATATAACCAGAGATCTTTAACTCTTTTGTGATATACAGCATCAAAGTCCCAATATCCATGTGCCAATCCAGAAATTTCTCGGTTGCTTGGCAACCTTTTTATTTTTCCAAATAACCACGGATTGAAAGCTACTGCTTGTTCTAGCAAAAAACAATTCCAAGTTCTTTTTTGCCCATAATATTTATCAACAGGTAAATGTTTAGGTAAATCTATATGTATCCATCCAAAATATGCGTGTTTATTAAACCATTCCTTTGTCAAATACATCACTCCGTTATCACCCCATTTATCACTGAAACTGTTTATTGCTACTAACACTGGCACATTATTAATTCGTTTCCAACCGTTTATGCACCAGGCGTGTCCTCCTAGATAATCGTCGTAAGGATCAGTCATAATATATGGAGATTTTAACTTGTTATAACTCTTATACCAGTTACATCCACACACTACCCTTGCCTTAAATTGAAACATTGCCTGTCTAACAGTTTCAAAATAATCAGGATGAAGAACCTTTTTGCCAATTGAATAATAACTTTTGTTGCGGTGTTCTTTGGCATTTTCAATTTGTTTCTGGTTTCTATCAAAGAACAGATACTCAAATAGCTTCAAACTAGAATTACTTGGCATTAACGATTCCTCTGCTACGCCCTGTTTTTGCATTACCTGTTGTGCTGTTCTAAAGGAAGTTCCCCATTTTGTGTTACCGTCAAATTGTTTGCATCTTGAATACAAGTCCCGACTAGATAACCGTTTTCCTTCCTGCGGTTCTTTTGTTATTGTTGTAGTTTCAGCTACACAAGTAGGCAGTTTTTTCTGACTTTTAATCCATTCTATTTCTGCAACTGAATACTCTAGTGGAAGCGATTTTGCTCCACCCAGAATATCCTCAACCATATAGTCGTGCCTGTCGCGCTTATCCTTGACCGCACCGAGTCCATAGTTTTGCATATAGTTATAATGCTTGTTTTTTTATGAAGAAAACAAGCTAAAAACTCCCTGCAATGACATAGGTATCACCTCCTCATAGTCCTTTCAAGCTACGTATCACACATTCATCACAGCTTAACTTGTTAGGAAAAATGACCATTTGGCTTGTGCCACATGAACATCTCAGCATGACACCGCAATCATTACTTGTCCTTCGTGTACATTTCACTACTTTGTAGCTCAGTTCCTGGCACTTTTCACACCATCTGATACTTCGCGCTTTCATTTTCTTCCTCCTATAATTTGTCTCGTAGAAATTCTTTGAATTCTGCCATCATTCATAGTTATTTAATTGTTATTCTTTCACCTTTAGTTTTAATGCGGCCACAAATAGCCATGCCTATACCGACTAAAATAAAAATGGCACTAACCGCCGATTCACCTTCGCTTTGTAAAATCGGCAAATTAAGCCAGTTTATTAACAGCCCAAGAGTTGTGATAATTTGTCCCTGTAAAGTTGTTGATTTGAACCAAACTTTTTTTTCCATACTATTTTATCTTATTGAATAAGTAAGTTCGTTTATCTAAATATTCTTTTTGTGTTTCTAGTTTTTTAAATTCTTCAGAAAATTCGTCTACCATTTTTTTAGTATTACTAGTAAAAAGAAAAATACAAACAATGATTAGCCCTGCCACAAAAACCATTGCTCCTATCACACCATCTGATACTTCGCATCTTCCTTCGCTTGTTCATTTGCCCCCCTTATTGTTTTTGTGTGTTTTATATAAAGTCCAAACTGATGTGATAAAAGTAGCCGCAATTAACCAAAAGAATCGCATTAACCATGCTACATCTGTTCTTATCTCTCGTATATCAGCCGCCAACTGTCCCGTCTCTCCATTAAGAATAGCAATATGTTTAGCGTTTTCTTGTGCCATTTGTAAAATAAGTTGTGTAAATTCTTGTTCCATATTATGCGATTTGAGCTGGGACTATCATGTATTCAACAACTACAAGTGCTTTGCCTGCTGCGGCATCGCCATTTGTTCCTGTTACATATACTTCCAATGCCCTGCTTGTAGCGTTAAAAAGCCAATCATCACCCTCCGAAGCATGACCCTCAACTATTGTTATGTCTGTTCCCGCTACAATACCATCCAAATTTAAGGATTTTAAAAGTGAATCACTATCAGCATCATAACCAACAGTAACGGCATCATCATTCGCTGTATCAGTAAATTCTTCTATAACATCAACATGAATCGCTGTGACACATGAATTTGCTGGTAATGTTCCAAGTGATGCATTCTTATTATCATCAGCTACCCATACCGCAAGATACCCCTTTACTCCAACTATTGCGCTTAGCGCGCCGCTTCCAATTTCTGCCATGGTTGTTGATGACCCACCTATTGAAGTTATGAACTGAAGATTAGCTGTTTCTGTTCCATTAGTCGCACTTCCTAAAACTGACCTAATTGTTCCATAGGTAGTATCTGCATCAGTTGAATCTTGTCCGTTAAAATTAATTGCACCCAAAATATCTCCTTGCGCAGGAGTAGCTTTTAGATGTTCAAGCGTAATAAGCGGACCAACAGTTCCCGAACTATCTGCATCTGAATTTGTGATTCTTATACCACCACCAGAATCATTGTCAAACCCAACATGAATTTGATAATTAGTATCGGGCGTAATACTGTATGTCGCCAAATCGCCAGCTTGCAACTGTCCATCAAGCCGAGTAACACCTGCATCTACCCAAATACCCAAATTAGAAGTAGTCGCTCCACTAGCACTAAAATATCCAGCAATATTATGACCACTTGTAACATTAGTATTAGTTACGACTGAACTAATACCATAAGCACTATGAAGAAGTTGAGCATTCGCTCCACTTCTTGTTATTTTCAATACATAACTATTGCTTCCATTGGAGCCCGCAGTAGAAATTGAATCTAGCAACATTCCTGCACCAGACGTCAAAGCATCTGCACTTATATCTACTACATTACTTGTAGTTACAGAATCACCCACAACCGTTAAAGAGGTAGATGTTGAACCACTTGTTGCCGATAGTGTAGTAAAATCTCCTGTTCCAGGTGTTCCAGCTCCGATATTAACAACATCAATTGCTCCACTATCAATATCAACATTTGTCATTTCATGATTATTGAAATCAATCTCAACTGCACCGTCTCCGCCAAAGGTTAGTTTAGCCGCAGAATGTGTCAAAGTTATATCGCCACCATCCCAGTTTATAATTCCACCTGACCCAAAATGTAAATCATTCAACCCAACTGTTCCAGTTCCAATATCAACTGTTTCATCACCGAACACAATCGCTCCATCAAATCTATTTAATCCAGCATCAGACCAAATTGCATAACTAGCAGTAAGCGTTGCATTTGCACCAGCTTGAGGAGCATTATCAATATACAATGTTGCAGCAGCAGTAATTGTTGAAGCTCCAACAAAAGCATAAGTAGGGGCAAGTATTTTTACTTCTCGTTGTGCAGCAATTGCACCAGTTGAAAACTGTTTCGTAGCAGAAAAATCTAGTAATGTTCCAACATGTTCTGTGCCAGTTGTTAAAATTAAATGGGCACCACCTGTTACAGATAACGCTGAACCTGGCGAAACACCGCCAATTGTCTGTGTAATCGTAGTTGACCCCAATTCACCAACTGACATTACTGTTGCAGCCGCTAATCCAGGATGTGTTCCTCCTAACGTTCCTCCGCCATCAATTATGCAATTTGTTAATCCTTCAGTAAACACAATTGCATTACCAGCAGCTCCTTTAGTCAACCATTCAATCACAACTGTATCACCAGCTCCTGCATATGCATGTGCATTCGTGCTTTCACTACCTTCGTTGATAGTCGTTACAATATTATCGCAAGTTTCATCCGCATCTGCGCCAATAGTAAAGTGGTCAAGATCGCCAGAACCATCTGCTTTAGCTGTAATAGTTGTTGCATTTAAAACAAATGTTTCATCTGCTGTTGGAAGACCAGACAAAGTCATTGTCCCTCGTGCTGGTTGATCAACAATAGTAAAATCATAACCACCAAGTCCTACTGCAAGCGTCATATCTCCGCTATCATGGGTAACTGACCAAAATTCTGAATTAGATTTATCAGGATCTAAATCTGAATGTCCAAATAAAGTTGGACTAGACAACATTGTATCGTGGTCAAAATCTTTTCCTGAATTAGCTGCTGAGACAATTACAATACTGTTATTACCATTGCCACTTGTGCCTGTAACAAAATGTAATCCATCATCAGTTTCTATTCTAAATGCTCCATATTCGTTACCACCTCCAAAAAAGAGACCCTTATTATCTGTTGCGCCAAATACCAATCTATCATCTGCCCAAATTTCACCATCTACTTCTAATGCCCCCCCAACCAACAAACTATCTGTTGCTTTAGTTGTGCTATGGCCAGGAGTTGCAGAACTGCCAATTCTTACTGGTCTATCATCTCCTGAACCTGATTTAGCGCCACCAATTAGATTTAAAAATCCGCCGTTAGTATCGCCTGCTCCTGCGGCATCAGATGCAACAGTTAATCCTACGCCTGCGCCTGAAGCTGTTGGCACACTAATAGTTAATGCTGTATCTTGTGTGCCAGTAATTTCATCAAACACATTCACAGCATCATCAAAAAAGGAATTTCCATCAACTTCTAAAATACCAGTAACCATTAAATCATCACTTGCTGCTAGTGTATGTGAAGTTGTGCCAGCATCACCAATTCGCAAATAATCTCCTGTCGCAGGAAGGATTGTCGTTTTAGTGCCATCATTTGTAATGCTAAACGCGCGTCTGCCATTGGAGGACACGCCCAACACTCCGTCAGACGCAAGATAAAATCCTGTATCCAAATCATTTGTAAATGTAATCGATGGATTATTTACTGTGCCTGCACTAAATTTTACTATGCCAAGAATATCTCCGCTCAAAGTAGTGTCGCCAGTTACGCTCAAATCACCTCCAACAGTTAAATCTCCCGTTAACGCTTCATCAATCACGATTGTTACGGAACCACTCACACTTAAATCTCCACTTAATGTTGTATCGCCCGTTACCGCTAATGCGCCACCTACCGACAATGCACCCGTAGTCGTTATGCTGGGGAATGTAGGTGCGCCAACAGAATCAATATATGACAATACCGTGCCAGCTGAATTCTGCCATTCGGATAAATTCCCCGTTTGACCAGTGTATCCCTGTGCAGTAAACGGTACATGTGTAGTTGATCGTGCGATAAAATCGTATTCACCACGACCTATGCCGCCCGACCGCCAGTTATCATGAAATTTTCCCATAAAATTAATAATTATTTCTCAAACGTAATGATCACTTTGCCAGTTATTTCAGTTGCGCTAATATCACACCATATTGAACGCAAGTTACTCACTTGAAAATCCTGTGATTGATTAGCATAAAGCGGAACAGCCACGTCTGTATCAGACGCATTAGTTGCTGAGTTTGCCAAATAAACCAAGTCATTATTATCTGGATGCGCACGCACGCTAACAATAACTCCGTTGTCAATTTCTTGTCCCATTGCACGTGCAATTGCGTCTACTGTTACTGTTGAACCAACTACTTCAGTTGTTAGAACCACGCCTGACCCCAAGGTTAACGTACCTGCCGCAACCGTAACAACTGTATAATCACCATCATTATCAGACGATCCTGAGATAGTAATTAAGTCGCCATTCTTAAATCCCTTAGTAATAAAACCCAATCCTGAATCACTAATTACATTAGTGGCAAACGAAATTGTTGTAGCGACCATATATCCGCCCAAATGTTCTGGCGTAGCTGCTGTTGTAATTGTATGCACTCGTGAATCAAATGATCCTTTATTTGTCATTCTTCCCATATTATTTATAATTTGTCCCTCTATCCTCCCCCCCAGCAGCGTTGAGCGTGAGACACGCCACTGCTGAGGAGAGAGAAGGGGAAATTAGTTAATTCCCTATGCAACTGTTACGCCGTTCTGACCAACAATATACCAAGCTGCTGCTGTGTACAGTAATGTTACTGCATCGCCAACATCATCAAAAGTAATGTTTGTTCCGCCAGCCAGGCTTGTTGGAGTTAATGTTCCGTTTCCACCATCCGCTACCATAACAACATATAACACCTGCCCCTCTGTTCCGTTAGCAAGAGTTAAAGCATCAGCGCCAGTTGTAGTAATCTCATGAATACCGCCTGTCACTGCTACTGCACCTGCGCCACTTGAAACTGTTGTTTCTGAATGTAACACTTTGCCAACCAGATCAATTGCCCCACTACCGTTCGGAGTTAATGTAATTGCACCATTTGCGCCATCTTCAATAGTAATATTGCCTGTTGTAGTTCCCTGATTAGTATCAAGAATCAAGTTGTATGCACCGTTACTGGTTACATAGGTGTGTCCACCACCAGACCCAATAACTGCCTCAGCCAATGCTCCGCCCGCTCGCGGATTAAGCGCCAACATCTGCGTCATTGTGCTATCATGTGCAGCCGCTGAGAAAATCCATCTACCGTCTTCTTGTCCAGCTGTTGCATCCTGAATCTCTGCTTCCAATCTTGTATATTCAGTTGCTCCATCACCAGCGTCTAAACCGTCGCAAGAAACAAGCAAAATTGCATCGCCAGCTGCTGCACTACCAGTTGATGTATGAGTAGTGTTAATCTTTACGCCAGTTGCACCAGTGTTTGTGCTATAAAGATCAAGCAAATTAGCTGCTGTTCCAGCAGTAGTCGCCTGAATCACTGCGCCTGTACCATCATCGTGGTTAATTCTTACACATACTGGATTGTTTGATGAATCCATGCCTGAATTATCAATCTCAAATGTGTAAGATGTGGCTGCTGCTGGAGTACCTGTGTTAACTAATCTCAAAATAGAACTTCCAGCTGCCATGGCGCCCGCTGAATCAAGTGCAAGAACAGCCATATTGTCTGCAATTACTGCGTCAGTATGAACAGACGCCACACTTGTTGTAGTCGGATCTGAATCAATTTCTAATGATTTACAATCCTTGCCACCACCAATAATTTCAACCAATGTTGGTTTGTTAGTATCAGTACCAGCAAACTCTACTCTCAAAATATTTGAACCAGTAGCAGCTGGTTCACCAGCGTCATGCAAACTCAAAACTGCTTTATTGTCAGCAATTGCAGCATCTGTATGAAAATATGCTACATCATTTGTTACTGGATCAGCATCAATATGTAATGCTCGAACTTTTTTGCCACCTGCATCAATAAAGATGCCATATGGCTCATTAGTATCAGTAACAGCCGCAAGATCAAATTCTAACATTCGTGCATCTGCATCAGGTGTGCCAGTGACATCAATTCGCATTACTGTGCCGCCTGCCGCAATATCACCAGCTGAGGTCAATTGCAATACACCTTTATCAGCTGCAATAACTGCGTCTGAATGGAATAATACAACATCGTATGCTGTTGGATCCGCGTCAACTTTTAATCCTTCGCGAGTGTCTACGCCACCACAATTAATAAATTGACCAACTGATCCTGCATCTGCTACAACATTCACCACAGTCGCGCCAGCTGCTGCTGCGCCAGTGAACCGAACATCAAGACCAAATCCAGCTGCGTTAACAACACCGCCAGCATCAATACTCAATACTGCTTCACCTGCCCCAATTGCACCACCTGCGTTATCCAAAGTAAGTAAAGTAGCAGTGCCATTAACAGATGAAATAGTTGAAGTATCAGAATCTACGATTACCAAATCACCTAAGCTAATCGTAACTGCAGTTGTGCCTGCCGCCTTACCTGCAATTGTGGTTGCACCATCTTCGCCAATTGTAAACACTGACGCGCCAGCGTCTTGTTCCCAACATCTTAGGTAAGAACCACCATTCAACTCAGAAGCGTCTAATGACAAAGTCACCAAATGACCCGTGCTTAATGTTGCAGAAGTAAAATGAATCGGGCCTTCGTCTGTCGCATTACCAAAAGTTGTTACAGTATCATTAGTGAAATTCAACCCGTTTGCCGCATTACTGTTGTCAGTAATTGAAACGGGCCCATCCGAACTAACAAAACCCAAACTACCAGTAACTATGCCCGCTACTGTCAAAAAACCACTCATTGTAATACCCTCTGCTGCAGTAGACGTATCAACTACCAATAAACCTGACTTGCCAGCAACATCAATTTCTAATGCTGCACTATCATTGTCTTTCAAGTCCCAATCAATTGCAGTTGCAGTTGATGTAATGTCACCACCTGGCGTAATACCCACACAAGTAATTGCGCCCGCGCTTGATACATGCCAAGTGTCGCCAGTTCCAATTATATCGTAACCAGCTGTTCCAGTCGTGCTGTTCTCAATGTCAATCATGTTACCCGTGCCTGACCCAGTAAGAGTCAATGCAAAAACGTTGTTGGTCGCATGAGAACCAGCTAGCGTTACAGCAGAACCGTCGACTGTAACTGTTGAACCATCGTCATACGCATCATTCAACGAATAATTCACAATCGATCCCGCGCTCCCAAGAACGGTCTCAGAACTTCCGTCCCAATACGTTAACTGATCACTTGAATTTACGTATAATAGATACTCGCTTGAAGATGAGGGTGTATCATTTGTCGTACCAAATCTAAATAATCCTTCCCTCGAGTTTACGTTTCGAGGAGAGGCATAATTATAACTATTTATCCATGCCATAAATTTCGAGCGGGTAACAGGACTCCATATTGGACTATTATAATCCTCAGATACAAGCTACCCGCACAATTAAAACTAACTTAATAAATCAGCACCGTTTATTAAGCGTTTGTACCATCTGAACCAAACCATCCTCGATAATCATTATGTCCGAAATCCGCCATTAAACTTGACTTGTATTGGATTTCATCAGTTTTGTAAACGACGTTAGCCGGAGATAACATAATTGGTTGTGATTCCTTCCATTGTGGTCCGTATGTTAAATTCTTCATTGAACTGTCAAACGCATACCAATAAGCATCGTTTGCTAGATACGGAAGCTCAATCAATTTATAACCACCAATTGCTGTGCCGTCATTATCATTACCGCCTGGCAATTGATTTCGACTCATCGCACCTGCAATTTCTTTGTATCGGAAAGCAGCGGTGCTACCACGCTTTACAATAATTGTGTCCGGTTTAATATTCATTAAGTTGCCTTTTGGATCACGTACTAATGACGCTGTGCGTTCTAACGCTTTCAGTGCATCATATTCCATATCCATATTGTAAGTTGTGCCATCATAAACAATATTATTATTGTCCGTACCCCCGTCTTCACGGGTTTGTGACGCACTAAATAAAGCAACTGAATTTCCACCAGAAATTGTTTTGGAGTAATTACCTGAATCATCGGTCACAGTCATGCTTGTTGACCACGCACTGTCCAAGTAAAGCGCGCCCAACGCTTCTCTTTTGCGAACACATGCTAACCGCAATTCTCCAGTAATTTTCTCTAAGTCACGTTTTTTGATCCCAAATTTCCACATCTGCTCAGTTACAGCAAGCAATTTACTAAACTTTACTTGCGTATAGGTCTTATCAAAATTTTGAATCGGACTTTCTGACGTAATAACAGCATTCTCAAGTTGTCGAGCTGCTTGCCCCAAACCTGAGATTGAGCTATCTTTCAGATAATAATCCACGACACCACTTTCAGTGTTAAAGTAGAGTTTATAATCTTCGTCATCAAGATTAGAACTCTTTAACCATAACCTCTGAATCGAAACATCGATCAGATCAGCAGCATCGCCTAAAGCGAATGGAATACTCATATCTTGTTATGGTTAATTATTAAGCGGCATCAGGGTTGATACCATCACACGTTCCCGCGAATCTAACTAAAATTCTTTTATCAGCAGCCGCACCAGCTACTCCAACCTGCATAACACACGCTTCTTCAGCCGTGCTATCAGTACCGGAGTTGTTAACTGTGTTTTTGTCAGTCAACACCATCCGGTCACCATTATGTGAACTATTAGAGTTGTTTGCTGATTCTACTTCCCAAAGCTGTGTATACGGATTTACTGGAATTGCCAAAACAGTCGTATCGCTAGATGTTGCAGCTGCAATACAAACGTATTTGCGTTGCCAATGTTCAGAAGCAGAATCTGCTTCTGTCATTGTTGCTACACCAACATCTTGTTCCAATAAATCTCCAGCTGCTAATGTTAAAGAACTAATAGTTACTTCTTCAGCAGGGGTGTTCAGAATATCTTGAACTAAATTAAACCCAGTCATAAAATTAACCCATTAATTCTTTTATGTCCTCCTCTGACCAACCGCCTCTGCGGTACGCATCAATTTGCTCAGTAGTAAACTGACGCTTGGCTGCGGGAGTACCTGTTGACCCTTTGCCTTCTCCACCCAGAGTCGCAGTCTTTGCTTTCTGAATCTTAGCCAAGGTTTTATTCTCAGCTTTTTCAAGTTCAGATGGAGCACGCAAACTATTGTGTACCTTTTCCAAAAGAGTTTTTACATCTTTTGGATTGGCTGGCATTTTATAAAAAGAGTTAACTTCACCAATTAATTGGTTCCAACGAAGATTATTTGGATCGTTCTCAAGATTATATTCAGGAAACCCCTTAATGAACTCTTTGACCTGTGAGTCTTTCTCCTGCTCATAAGTAGTCCTCTGAATTTCCTCTAACGGAACAAGCCCTTTTTTCTTGGCCCATTGATTCAGAATCTTTTCAGTGTCTGTATCAATGGCTACTTCCTCGTCAGTAATTATTGGTTGCTGAACTTCTTTTTTGTCGCCCAATGTTTTCTTGTACTCTGACAACTCCTGCGTTTTGCGAGTGTAATCTGGCAAAAGATCATCGTATTTGCCCGCTTTCGCAAGCAAATCAGTTAATTGATCAGCGTCATACTCGTCATCGCCGATTTTAACTGTTTCAGTTTCAGTGCCTTCCTGCTGTTCGACATCAGTTTCGGGCACCTCAACTTCTTCTTCTTGTTTCTCCACGTCAACTTGCTCTTCTTGAGTGTCTTCAGGAGTTAAACGTTTGTCTTCTTCCATACATTATAAAGGACTGCTAGTATCACTTGGTCAAATATCAAATCAAATTTGCTATTGACTGCAACACATTGCTTGATCCAATTAAATAATTAAGGACTTCTCCTGTGAGAAGCCCCTAATGAGCCACCTTCATAGATGGAAAACGGTGACGAAAACCACCTTTGAAGATGAGCTCAATAACAGCTCCCCAAAGGACGTCACCGTTTTGTTTAACTACGAATTTATTACTTCAATACATTAACAATTTCTTCAACCTTATCATCGTCTCCAAGAATAAAACCACTTTTTTCACCAAATTCATCAAAATATTTTTTTAATACCGCCAAAGTCTTATCAGTCAATTTCAGCTCTACTTCAATTTTACTTAATTCCATTGTGCTGTCATTTGCTTCCTCAGATAATTTCTGCACCTCTTTATTATTATTAAGTAATTGATCGATTCTGAAATCATACACTTTCTTCTCTTCATCTTTCTTTTTTGGGTTTTTCTTTTCTAATAATTTACGAAACTCGTCTGCCTGTTCTCTAAACTTATCGATAATTGCTTTCCCGTCTTCCTGGAATTTTGTGAATGGCATCTCCATTGCCTTAACAAAATGTCTGCGTTGGGATGCCTCCTCGCCATTCAGTCTTCGTGGAGAAAAAATCTCCTGCCCCGACTCATTGATTTCTTTTTCGCCAGTTGTTGTCATGACATGGCGTAATAATACCCATGCACCGTTTGATAATTTTGTCATAAATTTTTCCCGTTAATTATTTATTTTATTTACGCGCAAACTCTTCTAATTGTCGCGCGTTCATTGAATTATACATATCTCGAGCCGCGCCCTTTAGTTTACTTGGGCTGACTTGTCCCCTCTTGGCTGACAATGCGAGGCCCGCTGCTCGGCGCTGTCGGTTGCTTTCTGCTGGCATGTTTTTTTGTTTTAATTATTGGCATTGGCTCGCCACGACGCTGAAAATCTTTATAGATATTCTGCTTAATCAATTCTAACCGTTCTCGCACCTTGCCAGGTCCCTCGTGCGGCAAATATGCAAACGATCGCTTGTCTTCTGGCGCCTTGGCCAATTGCGACTCTGTACTCGCGTGTTGTGGCGGAACAATTATTGTTAACATCCACGTGTCACCCGACCTAGTGAACGCTACTTTATACCCGTCTCCCAACATCTCTGACACCATTCTCTTAATATCAGGTGGAACTAACATTCCCTGCGTTGTTACTCTTGTTCCATCTGAAAGCTCCTCTTCCTCTGGTCTCTCTTCTTCGAGTTTTACAACCCGATCCGATAATGTATCAACCTTTTGTTTTACACCATGCAAAAGATCTAACACCTCATCAATTTTTGGCATATTTCTTTTGACTGCCCTCTGTGTATCCTTGATCGAAGACACCTGTCTTTGACTGGTCACAGCTGCTTGGTCAATTATTTTGGTATTAATATACCCGAATCTTTAGTCTGTTGTACAAACATCTCTTCCGGAATACTGAACTCTATTCGTGTTCGAATTTTATCGCCCTTCTTAATATCGTTCTGTGCCTCTATCTCCACCATCTTTTCAATCATCCTAACGCGACCAGTTTGTACTGGAATCAAATTAACCTGCTCTTCCTCTCGGCTAATCAAAAAGACCAAACTCCATAAATGATTATAATCCACAAGCGCCTCCTTGTCCCCCATCTTTATCCGTATCATTCTGTCTGTAACATCATCTTTATGATTCCAGTCACTTGTCAATTTTAAATGGTTCCGACCTCGCTGATCCTTTAAATCGTATTCACGATAATTATCATCGCGTTTTGATTCGCCCAAGTTTTTTTCACTCATAGTCCTGTGCAAATTTATTTATTGTCTGCACTAACTCGTTTGTGCCAACTACCATACCGTCATACTTAGCCAAACCAGTTAACGTTTTCCACGACGTCTCCTGCACTTTCTTGCGACCGTTCCATTCCCCTTGCTTTTCTCTAATTAAATTCTTTAACGAACCAAACATCTCATGTCGCGCAAACTGTTTTAAATTCTCTATGTCCCGTTTATCTAACATATTATTTTTTCTTTCTTTTCTTTTTCTTCGGTGCTGTTGATTCTTTTTTGTCTTTCGGTTTCTTGCTCACACTTTTCTTCGACTTTACCTTACTCATCGGCAAATAAGCGTCCACTATCCGTTTAATAAAATCTGCATTCTTCTCGCCTTTCTTCAGAGTAAACTTGTCAGCCTTCCATTCACCGCTCGCTCGGTGATTAACCTGCACAGTGTTTGGAAACACTAACATTAAACTCATTGCATACCCTAGCTTTTTAGCTCTTAACGCTTTTGTTAGATCTTTAATTAGCTTGTTCATAAATATTATGTTAATTATCTTGCAAATGGATTGATTGCTTTCATTGCTTTCGCTACCGTACTCTTGATCCCCCCCGTCTTTGTTGTCGGGACTACTCTTCCTGGTTGGTTTACGCCTTTTTGTAACGTTTTCTTGCCTGGGACTACTTGTTCACCGCCCTGTGGTTGTCCACCACGCGACACAAACAAATCTGGCCGCTCAGGTTCACCCCCCCCCTGTAACCACAGGTCTGGCAACCAATCCTTGGGGTTCTCATTGTATATCTTCAATATCTGTTTCACTGATTTCATCACTAATTCCACTGGTTGCGCCAGTAACGGTACAATTAAGTTCGCCATCTCTAATTTCTGCGCTTTTTCAATTTCTCGACTAGACGAAATGATGCTCATTGGCTTAATCCTGATCTGACCCTTCCATCGCAACCCTTTTGGCAATATTCTAAAGAAATTCTTGCCATCAGTTGGAATATACTGCTCAAATTCATTCTTTTCCAACGTTAATTGCACTTCCCGGTACCGTTTAGCATAAAAATCCTCTTGATCAACAAAATAAAAGGCCGGATCAGCATCAACTTCTTGTATATACTCTGCAATCTTGTCGTCATCAACTAAATGTTCCACCTTTGGGATACTATACACCTGTTGAATCAATGAAATTGTCATCTCTCCATCAGCTTGCAACGCCTGTTCAACGTTCCATAACGGCGTTTTCAATCGTTTCAAACTGCTCTCTTTTGCCTGTGCTACCTCAAACGCTGTCTTCCCTGTCACCTCGCCCTCCAGCGTCTTACTTATTGCGCTGTCCTCGTCCAATTTCTTCTGTAGAAACTCAATTCCTTTCCAACTCTCTGCCCCTGGACCCGGCACGTCTAACCACGTTATCTTTGGATCCAATACCTGTTTACCAACACCTGGCTGAATCTTTATCTTTCCGTCCCCGTCTAGCTGATCTGTGCCAGTATAAAAAAACATCTTGTAAATTGATAATACCAACTGATCCATTGTCATATTTAATACCTTCTCCAACATCATCTTGTTCTGTCGCATGATTTCCGGTAACCCAACACCATATACCGTCTCCTGATGCCGTAAATTCCAATGCGTGTACCAACAACTTAACTGTTTATGATCGTATGGCAACGGTTCGTCCATAATCAACACTCTGTTCGCCATCACCATAAACTTGTCGCGTGGCCGATTTTCGTAGAATATTACTTCTATAAGCTTCTTCTCCTGCATCTCCTTCTTTGCAACATTGTCATTCTTCACCATCTCTATCCCCCCTTTCGCCTGCACATACTTGCTGTTTGCCATGTCACCGAACCGAGCATCAAACTCATCCTTACTCATCACCTTCCGCCACATCCAGTCCCGACAACTTAAATCATCGTACGGTCGCGCCATGTCGTCCACCCATACATTCCATGGATCCAAACACTCACGGTACACGTCATCGTAATCTGTAATCATCTTCTTCTTATACTTGCTTTTCCCACCTGGATTGTATTCCACTAAGTCCCGCACCTCTCTCTCAACTAACCTGTGGTACGTCCGACCTACCGCAAAACCATATTTCGCCAAATTATAAACAAACAGTTTCAACTGACTCTTACTCTTTGCCTCGCCCCAATTGTTCTGTACTAACGCTTTCATCAACTGCGTCTGCGCCTCATACTTCTCGTTCTGCGACCATAACTCGTGATCCGGAATCCTGTCCACCAAAATACTTAACGCTGTCTGAATCTTTACAAATGGATTAGTCGCACTGTTACGGTTCTGCCAACCCGCTGACCCTATATCCACCTTGCCAATAGTCGTACGCCATCCTAACTCATCATCAAAATACTTCTTGCCCGGCGACCGAATCTCCTCTAACCTGTAATCTCTGTCCGCCCACCTCCATAACTTCTCTATATCATACCCATACACACTTTTCCGACTCTTCATTAACTCCTTTGCACGATTTGTTAGAAAATTAAAACTCTCCAGCTCCTCTCCCATTGGCTGATACCCTCCCTTTTGCTCCTCTTTAACTTCCATATTTTTTTTTAAATATAATTCTGATCGTACCGGAAACTCATGTCCCCTGACTCAGCCGCCTCCCTCATCTTCTGTAACTCTAACTCCACTCCCGTCTTTGGGACAACACTTCGCCGATGGCGAAGTGTTTGTAAAAAATACCTCAAGTCGTCTGCACCATGATCCTCACCCCTAGTATCTAAATCGTCCATCCGATGCTCGTCATACTGCAATTCCGGTACCGTCCGCACCATGTTCCGACACACATCAAATATACATATGTTCGCATACCTGTCTCCCCTACCATCCTTCCTAACCCTCAAATACTCCCGCACACTGTTCCATCCTCCTATCCGATCATTGTCCGCCTTCACCAAATTCGCCACCCCCTCTCTCATCAACACCTCCGCTATACTCTCACCAGTGTGACTCCGACTAAAACAACTCGGATCAATTGTCGTATACTGATAATTCTCACCCTCGCTCATCTCCAGTATCTTCCGCGCATTCTCCACCGCTGTCCTCTCCGTCTCATACAACTCCCTGTAACACCACACCTTCCCATCATAGTCCACCGCATACCAATGACAACTAAATGGCGCCCGATACCCATAATCTATACTCCTGTACCTTAACCACCCCACCGGTATCTCAAATGGACCGCATACATGCACATCCCTTCTCCATTCACCGAAAAACTGACCCTCAAATATGTCCCAATCTCCATGTAATAACGCACGACGCTGATGCTCTGGTAACGCCTCTAACCTCTTCACATAATCCGGGTCTCGCTCCATCAAAATCTTGTTGTCATATACCTTTGCCGGTATAAATACATACTCGTCCTTCTCCGCCATCTCCTCCGGCTCAAACTTCCGATCAACAAATATCCTCTTCACCCACGCGTGCCCAACCCCCCCCGGATTACTCGCCAATATCATGTTCGCAAATATACCCTTGCCCACTGTCCTTAATCTACTACGCAAATACTTAAACTGGAATTCCGTGAAATGCGTCAACTCATCAATCGCTATCAAATCATACTCAGCACTCTGATATTTATAAACATCATTGTCACTCGCACAATGCGCAAACGTTAACTGACTACCCCCCAAAAACTTTGCCTTGTGTACACTATAATTATACCTGCATACCCTGTTCCTTCCCATCGTCGGCACTATGTCTAAAAACTCCTTGATTGCACTACTCTCTAACTCCGGAAACGTCTTACGGAAATATACCGCGTTCAATTTCACTCCCGCATTCTCCGCCTCCGCTATCTGGGCCAATGTCTCTTCAAGTAGGGCTCTCGTCTTACCCCCTCCCGCCGCTCCACCGTAAAACCTGTACCTGTGCGGCGCAGTGTGAAACTCCCTCTGACGTGGATTGGGATCGTATCCCGTACTTACTTCTTTTGGTTCCATATTTTTTGCCTAAATTTACATAAACCCGTTTTGTTATCCACAGTATATTTTTGAGAGACCCCTAGTAAATTGCTCTAAGGGAAATTGTCAATAACCTCATTGATTTGTCAATCCATTGTGTGCGTGGTTGCGTTATATACATATAAATCTTCACTGACATCTCGCGCTCGGATTGATAGCCTCATGTCCTTTATAAAGGTCTTCGCATAATACACAATAATAGACGGCGTCCAAATAATGCCCAAATTTACACTAAAATCAAAACGCTACTCCGACCCCTTGACATCATCCCCCTTTTTGTTGCTGTCGTCCTCGCGCACTGGTCGCGGCACACCCACAACGAATACCTGACCACCTGCCTGCCCCTCATCATTCAAATATCGTCCAGTTTTAGCCAATAACTCATAGCCCTTCATTTTGTCGCGCGCGTAATCTGCCCCCGTAATGACCTCCTGAATGCCTTTTTCAATCCAATCCTTGTCAATTACCTTAGTTTTTTGTGTAATCAGCTTTTTTACGCGCTTTTTAATGTCGTCCCGCGCCATTAAGTTTGATGCTTGCACGCCAGCACTCGGACGCGACCCTTGATAACCAAACGCTTGAATATAAGACTCAGTCTGATTATAAAAAGTTGATGTATTCTCGCATAAATAAAAATTGACAAAGTCCAATTCACACTTTGTCAATCCTTTACTTTTTCTTGTCCTTTTGTGAGATTTTTTTTGTGCTACTGTCGCCATATTTTTTTGTTTTAATTTACATAATAAACACACTTATCCACAGTTTTATTGTCCAGCCCCTTGACATGTTGTTTGAATGTATGATACAATTAAAATAGAGAGACAGGAACTACCAATCATCAATGTCTCTCTATTATAGCATACTTTAACAAATAATGCAAAAAACCTATGCAAAAGTATTCAAAGCGCTATGGTTGGCGTTGGGCAAAGTCCAAAACAGCCAAACAAAACAAGGAAAGTGTCAAGAGGTCGATTGACGCGGGAAATATTAAGAAAGGAAAATAATCATATGAATTTAGCAAAAATCAACAAAAATGCGCGCAAACTTGCGCCAGCATTTACTACGACAAGGGAAGAGCGCGGCAAAATTTACACAATTATTGAATCATCCAATTCTGATATTAAAATGGGAGCATATGATTTAATTACTTACATTCAGAAATTTGTAGATGCAGATGATAATTTTATTCGCAAAACTGTGCGTCGCGCGTTAGAGGATTTTAAAGATTGGCAAGCCAAAGATGAGGAGGAACTGGATAATTATTTGACAGAGATTAAGCCCGAGCTCTACACTGCAAATCTTACCAAATGGCTTGCAGAAAGCATTTATCATTGTGCTTATATCACCCAAGTTTTAGATGATTTTGGTGCTGACTGCAAAGACGGCATCCAGCTTTTAGGCATGGCGCACCACAGCGCAATTGAAGAGATTTACCGCCTTGTTATTGACTGGCTAGACAAATAACCAATAACAAGCCCACGCTCTGGACATCTAGGGCGCGAGCGGAAAATATAAAAACCTATGACAAAAAAAGATTATGAAAGGAAACTAAACTTATGAAACTTTACTATCACAAGACAACGGGCGGTGCGGAATATCTTTTTGACACCTTTATTGAATGCGAGAACGGACACGAGGAGGGTGCTATCAACGATAAAACAAAATATATCGTCCGAATTGACGGAGACATAGAAAAGGACGCAGAACTAACTGTTAAAAAAGAACCTATGTCTAAAATCACCCACGACTACAAATGCGACAAGTGCGGGAAGCCCGCTACTTACAATGTGCAGGCGCAGTGGCACAAGTATTCAATCATGGAAGATGGAGAATTTGACGAAAGGGATAGCTGGGAGAGCATGGAGAACGACAACGAGTTTTATTGCGACGAGTGTTTAGAAAAAGAATAACACCCCACGCGCAGTGGGCAATAGGCAACAATGCTTGTTGCCCGCATGCGACAGGGAGCAAACCTATGAAATGCACAAATTGCGAAAAAGAATTAAAATCAATCGTAGAATGGCAAACAGTGTCTAATGCTTACGAATACAGCGCAGAAAATCCAGACGGCGTGGCAATTGATACGATAGGGGGCGACATTGAATCATATGCTTGCCCGCATTGTGGGGAAGATTTGCCACCCTATGAGTCAAGAGCATTCATCAACGATTTACATCAGTTAGACACCAAAAAACCCTTAGAAACGATTTAAACGCCTCTGACGGCACGCTATCAAGTGGTTAGTGTGCCAGATTGAGGAATTTAAAGCCCGCTCATTGACAATATGACTATTAAACAAGCGCAAAAGATTGCTAAAAAATGGCAAGATGACTATCTTGATAACCGGCGAAATTATAATAACAAAAAGTATCATTGTGTAAATGTAAAGCGTTATAATGATTATGTTGATACGGAAGCCCTTTTCAAAAAATACTACAAAGACAAAAAGCACGCTCAACCAATCAAGGAAGTGCTATCAAACATTGATGGACTTTACGAGATGTTTTTAAATGATGGTTGGGAATTGATAAACGATTTTGTCAACGGTTACACTGAGCAAGAATTTCACTGCGTCGGCAATATTTATCAAATGGGTAGAGGGGGTGGTTGGGCATGTTTTGAAACTTCTGCCGATAGCTATGCGAATGATATTGGCGCGGCACTAAACATTTACGAGCAAACAGAAATGACAAAAGATGAAATATGCTATTATGCAGAAGGAATAGATCAAGCAATGCAAGAAATAGACATCTTGAAAAATGAAATTCAGGCCATAAATGCTAACATGGATTTTGAAAGATGGGTCAAAGGTTATTTAAATCATAATATTTTGCAGGTTGAATATGAAAAAGAGAATGACAAGAGATTCTTATTTACCGTAATCAGCGACAAGATGACCGATATTGAGCTATTATTAAAGCAATACAGCACAGACAAGACATACAATACAGCAATCAAGCGCAACATCAAATCAATCAGAGCAATTATTAAGAAGTTTTTAACTGGAAGCCAACAATAGCAACACTTCCACAACAAAGGCACAAACTCTACGCGGGCAGGGTCAATGTGCTTTTTTTGATTGGTGAGCGTAGGGATGTGAGGACATGTAAAAATAATCATTAACCAAGTAAACGCGTCGGCAATCCAAATTCGCAACGAATTTGGATTAATAGAGAGTGCGTAAGGAATCAAAATAAAAAGCACGGGGAAGATCCCGTGCTTTTCGCATGCGTGTTGCAAACCAGCTTGTCGTCATGACAGAGCAAGTCAGTTGCGAGTTTATACAATCAAGCAAAATCTTTTGAAGATATAAAGCGCGATAGAATAATTTGCCCGCTAGTCTAAAAAGTTTTGTTTGACAATTGCGACATCTAGTCAAATTCATCATACAACACGGACGCGAATTTGCCAACCACACAAACTGTGGATAAGTCAAAGTATGAATTCATTGTGAATCCATGCTCGCTCTTTTTCAACCAACAAAGGAATGGGGGGGGGGAATCAAAACAGTTGACAAGAATCCAAGAATGTTGAAAGGGGGTGGCAGGTGGTAGATGAATTCCATACCTATACTATATTATCTTTTTTCTTATAAATATTATATATATATATATATACATCTACCACCTACCACCACTACCATGTCTATGTTGTAAATTTACACAAAAAAAGACGGTGGTAGATGAAAATTCATCTACCACCCACCTACCACCTACCACCCTAAAAATTGACTTTTAATTTATTTATGGCTATTTTTTGACAATTTGCGCAAGTGCTGGTGGCAGGTGAGGTGGTAGATGAAATTCATCTACCACCAATTAGCTTGTCAATATAATAAATTTGTTGTAAGAATAACGAGCTTGCAACAAGCTCATTTTTGTGGATAACTCAACGTTTGACGGCTTCAAAAACATCAATTATAATGAAGATATATGATGATCAAAAGACCACCAGCAACAAAAAAACGACAACTTACGGGTTGGCTTTTTTTCATCATATAGTTGTTGGTGGTCTTTTGATTGAGCTCGCAACAAGCTCAATATAATGATATGACAGATAAATTAACAAAATTAAAACGCAAAAACGCAGAAATTAAAGCTCGCCAAAAGGTTGTTCAGACCACTGAATTATATGTTAAGGAGGTTGGCAAAACCCTTATATATTGCCGGAGTTGGGGGCGGTTTTTGTATTATAATGATAAGTATTTTGAGCTTTTGCAGACGCACAGATTACAGAAGATGTTATGGGATTTTCTCAAAGATTTTGACATAAAATTTGACATTACGCCAGCATTTTTGTCGTCTGTAATTGATGCAATCAAAATAAACACGGAATATAATATCTCAGATCACGAGTTAGCGCACAACTATTTCGCGTTCAATGATACACTTCTTAATACAGACACATTTAAATGCGAGGATTTTTCACTCGATATTCCATGTTTCAAATATATAGATATTGACCTTAAATCTACGCCCAACAAACCAATGCCAGTATTTGACAAGTATATTGAGTCGTCGCTTGTTTATGAAGAAGACAACATGTCTCCGGATCAAGGACTCATAGATCTTTATCAAGAAATGTGGGGCATGTTATTTTCAGCGCATAGGGACGCAAGTAAAGTGTTCTTTTTGAAAGGCACAGGAGACAATGGCAAATCAATTACTACCGAATTGATGATACGCGCGCTAGGCGAACAGTATGTCAGTGCGTCGTCATTGCAAAAACTCACCTCTGACAATTTTGGCAGGCAGGCTCTGGTAGGCAAGATTCTAAATGTGTGTTCAGAAGAAGAATCAACCAAAATTAAGAATGACGCGTTTAAAGCACTCGTGACAGGCGAACTCATCACTGCGGAACGGAAGTTTGAGAACGCGTTCGACTTCCATCCACGTGCGAAATTCGTATTCGCAACAAACGACGCACCGAACTTCATGAACCTCGAATACGCAATGAAAAAACGAATGACCATAATTCCGTGGTATGCACAGTTCCCCAAAGGAGACCCACAACGCGTCGACGGACTACTAGAAAAACTCATCAAAGAGCTCCCACAAATCGTCGTGTGGGCACTCAAAGGACTCAAACGCCTCCAACAAAACCACTTCATATTCACCGAATCAGAATCAACGCAATACGAAATGCGAGAACTCATGACAGCATCCACATCAGCACGACCGTATATATACGAAAATTATGATATTCTCACAAAAGACGAAATCAAAAACGACACTGAACCGCTTAATATTAGCACAGACATTTACCCAAATTACAAAAATTGGTGCATATCAAATGGATTCCAAGCAATGAGCGTTATAACACTCGGCAAACGAATAACACAGATCGAAGGAATGAGGAAAGCCAAACGGAAAAATAATACATATTATTATTTAAGACCAAAGGAAACACGGGTAAATATGAACGAGAACGAGGTAATACCGTCCGAAGAGTTTCAGGACGCCAATACTCAAATTCCGTTTTAGGTTAAAATTTAGCTCGCAACGAGCTAAATACAATCCCATGAACAAACAAACACGAAACCAAATACGCGCGTTCATTGAAGAATTCCCATCATCAGAACGCAAAAAGATGCGAAAAAGGTATCTCAATGAACAGACAGTTGAGCTAAACGTTGTAATTGATGGCATATTTGCGCTTGTAGACAATGTTAAACAACATTGTGATTGGCTGGCGGACGTAACCATTGAATTATACGAGCTCGAACAGAAGATGCGATTACGAGACCGATACAAGCGCGAGTTAAACATGATAATGGCTAACAAACCATACAATCATATAACGGATTACGATATTGAACTTGCACGGCAGATAGATGTTGCGTCATTGGATCTGATTGATGGGCAGTTCCCGTCGTCAGGTGGGCGATACATGGCGCCGTGTTTATGGCACAAGGAAAAGCATCCAAGTTTAGTGATGTATCCGAATGGAGGGTTCTTCTGTTTTGGATGTCAAAAATATGGGAATGCGATTGATGTTGTGATGGAGACAATGGAGCTAGACTTTATTAAAGCAATTAAATATTTATTAAATATATGACAATCCCAACCCAAAAAATTTATTTCTTTATTGTTACGGATCCCATGAAGATAGAGAAACCGCAGTTGCGTGCTGCGCGTGCGAACAACTTAAAACACGCAGCCGATTTGATGGTGCAGTCAATTAAAGGTATATACCATGTTACGGGCGTGGGCGACATGGATCCGGCAGTGTTGCAACAGTTGCTAGGCGGCGCGCGTCCGCAGGAGACCGAATCGCTACCGCCAATCCAGCCGAGACGGCTGGGCAAGAAACAGTTCATCTACAATTTAAAGTATGCCATGGACAAGTTTGGCGACAAACTTACGAAGACGGACAAGAAGATACTGGACGGGATTATTAAGAAGTTATGATGAATTTAAAAATAATGTTAAGTAGCCAAGATACAACATGGGAAACTCCACAAAGTTTTTTTGATGAATTAAATAAAGAATTTAATTTTACCCTTGATCCGTGTGCTACGTCAGAAACAGCAAAATGTAAAAAATTTTATACGAAAAAAGATAATGGACTTATACAAGATTGGGGTGGGGAAACAGTATTTTATAATCCTCCTTATGGAACAGCTATAAAACACTGGGTTAAAAAATGTTATGAAGAAGCAAAGAAACCCAATACAACTGTTGTGATGTTAATGCCAGCAAGAACAGACACAATTTATTTTCATGAATACATTTATCATAAAGCAGAGATACGATTTATTAAGGGAAGATTGAAGTTTGGTGGAAAACAAAAAGGTAGTGGCTCTGCTCCATTTCCCAGCATGGTAGTTATCCACAGGTGAAAGTTATCCACATTGACACGCTAAATGGCTATGCTACTATGACAATAGTAATAATTAAAAAAATAATATGCCAAAAGTAATTCCGCAACACAAAAAGACACGGTTCAGAAAGTATTTGGATCGGAACAAGATTTCGGTAGCGTTTTTAACGTATAAGTCAGGGTTAGCGTATTCGACGATATACAAGATCGTGCAGGGGTATTCGCATGGGACAAGTATGTTCACGATCAGGAAGCTCCTGCGTGCATTAAATTGTAAGTTTGAGGATATTTTTGATGTTTAATTTAGAACTCGTCTACGAGTTTTAAATAAATAATTAAGCCACAGAGCAATTAGCAATAATGGATTTGATCCATTATCGCAAATAGCGCTAAGGCACAGCAAAAGTATGGCAGATGAAAAGAACCCGTTTGGGGAGGGGTTTGAGGAGGCGATTCCGTCAGCGTTCATTAAATGGACAGAGGTGGGGCAGCAGTTTAAGGGCATTTTCATGGACATGGAGGAACGCGAGAGTACGATTAATGGTGAGATGCAGAAGATTTATACGTTTGAGGATGAGAACGGTGACGAGTTCAGGGTAGGGTCACGTGGCAAGGTTTTTGATTCAGCGTTAAAAAAGGTTGTTAAGGGTCAGTGGGTCGGGTTCTTGTATGCGAAGGATATTCCGAGTAAGAAGAAGGGGTATAGCGCGTTCAAGAACATTAAAGTTTATCCTGGACAAGTTGATCCTGGGTATGCGACAAGTATTCCAGAAGACGCATCGTCTTCTGATAGTGCGCCGTTTGAGGAATAGGAATTAAGCTCGCAACAAGTTTAATAAGTGTTCAAGTGTCTCCTGCACCCAGTCAGGTAGCCATAACATAACATAAAACGAATCATTGCATAGGGTTTTACTTCGTTACTTGGCTGGATGTAGGAATTAATATACTGAACTCGTTGCGAGTTTAGTATCACAAATATGAAGACAACAAAAATTACACAATCAATTGGACGTACAATTCAGCTGAACGAGAACGACTACATTAAACTCCATATTAGCCGTGAAGCGGAGATTGGGTTCATATACGATGCTGTGACAGACGCAGTCACTGAGGAAGATCCAGTGCACTGTCAGCAAGATTTATTCAAGCAAATTAAAAAAGAATTAAACCAGCAGGCGAAAGATTTGCTTGCAAAAGCGTATGATAAAACCCACAATCACTAAATTAAACTACTACGACGACACGACGTATATTAGCAACAGCATGATCGGCGACTATCTAAAGAGTCCAGAGTATTACAAGAAAAAACATGTTGACAAACTTATACCTCCACACGAGACCTCGCAGATGCAGTTGGGTAGCGCGGTGGACTGTATAGTGACAGAGGGAATGTCAGAGTTCAACAAGAGGTATGCGTTAAAAGTACTGAAGCGTGACGCGCCAGAATTGTTTGAGGAGAACAAGTCGTCGAACAAGGTCATTTTGAGTGAGGAGAACTGGTTGAAAGCGGGGAAGATGGCAGAGGTGGCGATGCGTCAGCCTGCGTATCAATGGTTGGTGAAGAATAAGTGTGTTATGCAACCGATATTGCAGGGCGAGATTGACGGCATTAAAGTTAAGGGCCGACCGGATTTCTTGACAGTTATTGGCGACACAGCGTATATAGACGATTTAAAGACTACGAGTTCGGTGAATGAGAAGAAGTATATGTTTCATAGCTTTGAGTTCGGATACTTTCGGCAGGCGTGCATGTATAAGGAGCTTGTGTTACAGAGTTATCCTGCTGTGCGGTTAGTTGTTAATCGGCACTTGGTAATTACGCGGGGCACGGATATTTATGATGTGGAGGTATTCTTACTGGATGGCAACCGTGTGAACAAGGAGATGATTACGATTAAGTTGGTGCTGGAGCAGATTAAACGAGAGAATTTTGAGCCAAAGCTAAGGAAGTGGGAGGACGCGCGGGTAATTGGCACAGAGAAACAATTTGGAGAGTATGAGTTATTAGAACTTTAATAAACAACATAAAAACGTATGAAAAAAGTTATTTGTAGAGACAAAGTGGTTGAGGCAATAATACAAGTAGCTAAGAAAAGGGCTGCTTTAAGGGAGGGAGATTATGTAGTATGACAAAAAAAGATTTATTAAAGAGGATTGATGTTTTGAATACACGCATGGGAAAAGTAGAAGATGCTGTTTTTAGCACATATTCTTTGTTTGATAGTGTTACTCCTATAAAAAAATCTAAATTTGAGAAACTATTTGACGAACTATACGATTATCTAGGCATTGAAAGAAAACACATTGAAGAGGGACATAAATTAATTAAAAAGAGTGGTAAAAAATAACTACTGGTTCAAATACTTAAGGGGTAGTTATCTGTATGCAGGTTGCATACTCCCTGACAGGTTCGTTATCATTCAATCCCTTGCCTGACGGCAAAGACAATCGTTGGAGGGGGTGATGACGGCTTGTTGGGGGCTTTAATAAATAACATAAAAACGTATGAAAAAAGTTATTTTATGTGTGGTTGTATTGGCATTAGTGCTAATTTCAAGTGGGTGTGCTATAAAAGGATCATCAGATAATGTAATGGAAAA